GTATGAGGATATTAGTTGCTGTCGTAGTAGATTTTATAGTACTGGTACAAATGTCAAGCCGATAGCCCGCCGTGACCGGAATAGTGATTGACGTACCGAGGCTGTTTGTTACTACAAGGTTTCCTGCACCGAAGCAGATGATCTGTCGGCTCTTCTGGCTGGTAGAGGTCCTTGACCATTAGAATCAAGATAGGTGAGCGGAGTATCTGCAGCAATAGAGCTGTAGAAGATAAAGTTTTCAGAGGGGTAGGTAGGGTATTGCATGTCCATTATATTAGTTAAATCTAACTCATAACCCCTCCGGAGAGGGGCTATAGAGCAGGATTAAACGACTGCGCGTGCGACATGATAAGCAACCGTAGTGGCAGCTCCTGGGTCAGCGGAAAAGGTCACCGTGATCGTGTTCGTGGTAGGAACAGCTTTCACAACGTATGATGCGTTGGTAGAAGCGGTCACCGTACAAACAACGATATCGGTGGAGAGTACTCCCGTTACCGTAAAGGCATTAGAAGTACCACCACCAGCGTAGGCACCCTCTCCAGCGTATACGATCATATGCGATGGGGTTACTCCCATGATCTGGCGTGTGCCAGTTGAGGTAACACCAATCAGATCGGCACCAGAGCCTGCTACTTGGATCACTCCACCAGCAACCAAATCGACTTCGTCGAGATACATTGGATCTTTAGGCATGGTAGATAAAAGTTAGTGGATAGTGATTATTCGTTAGCCGTGATAGCAGACAGACGGAATGTGTCGCGGTAGAAGACCGTAGCGTCAAACAGCGTACCCGTGAGGTAGTTGGTGCTGAACTGCTTTGGTTCCTCTTTGATCTCCGTAAAGATCTCTTTCTGAATACCGAGCGACATAGCACCCATAGCACCAGCAATGAGTGTTTTGGTGGTCGTGCCAAAGCCATCTGAAGTTGCAGTGAGGCTTGATGTAGCAGACAAACGCCCAAAGCCAGTCAGAGCCGTCTTGTTGGAAGAAAAGGCACCAGCGAGCACCTGTGCGCTCTGAAGCGTGCGACGATCAGTCGTAGCAAGCTCGATGTAGGTCGAAGCACCNGGNGTACCCGTACCATTGATAGCATTGACAACGATAGGCTGTGTCGCTGCGATGTTAGCNCCGATAGAGATTTCGCCAGGGTTGGCAGCGGTGCCATTGGCAACGAACTTGAATGTGACACCCTTGATGGTGATCGTGTCGTTTGCCGTTGGGTTGGTCGCAAGACCAAGAGATCCGCTAAAGGGCAGGTTGTTGCTCTTGTAGACACGGAAGCCGATAGAATCCTTGCCGACGAAGCCATTCTCGAGTGCATCATCAGCCATCTTGAATCCGTTGGCGATAAAGGTGCTCGTGAGGGAAACCATAGTCGAAGGATCGATCACTACGAAGCGAGCGGTACCAGCGTTNGNCTCATCNANACGAGCGTAGGAAGCAGCGAAGACGCTGTTGATGTTCGCAGNCGTGATAGCACCACCGACAGAGTTGGCGTTGCGTGCAGCGGCGAGGGTTGCGCCCTTATTGAATGTGTACTGATCAATACGGTTGCCAAGTTCATAGGCAGACTGAGCAGCCTGACGGGCTACCCATTCTACGGTTGCCTGGGACTGTTGGATCCGGTCTACATTGAAGGCGGATGCTACTTGCTGTGCAAGCGTCATCGTGGAGTTTGCGGCGACCACAGGGTCGATCGTCATATCGGTCGACGCGGTGTAGATCTGCACGCGCTGAGTTGGGGTGTATGGCCAGTTGATGGTGTTACCTTCCTTCTCAGTAGGATGCATAACATTGCTGATGTCGCGAACGACAAGCGAGTTATTCAAGAACTGCTGAGTGAATGGTTGCCAGTACTGACCGATAATACCAGTGAGTGTATTAGCCATGATAGTTAGGTGAGGTTAAGTCACCTAACATGATCGTGTGCTCTACGCAAATTGTTTTAGGAATTTCTTTTGATCAGATGGGCTCATCTTTTCAAAAGAAACGGCTTCTTCAGTTTGTGCGGAGTATGCAGAGGCTTGAGGCAATGAGCCAAACCGAGCAGTCTTCCTATTTGTGGAAGATACTAGGTCAAGGAGCACTTTCATAGCTTTACCTTCTCCGTTATCTTTCGACATTGCGCCGAAGGATTCTTTGAGTGCGGTAAGCTCGTCTTTGCTCAAGCTCATTTCTTTTAGCCTTGCTGTCTGTTCCTTTAAGAGAAGTTTGTCCTCGAGTTTGAACTGTATCTTATGCGCAAGAACATCCTCATCCCCGTCAAAAGATTTTCCAGCTTCTCCGTCGATATACTTTTTGGTATATTGAAGGGATTCAGGTAAATCCTTGCCTTGGGCTAGGAGTTTTTTCGCCTTTTCGATATGCCCTTGTCGGGTTCTCTCAGCGGTCGACAGCTCGACATCGTCAGTAGTCTTTGGAGAAGACGCTGCGTCGTCGTCTGCCACGGTCTCAGTATCTTCACTGGCTTCCTCCAGAAGCTCAGCAAAGGGGTCTGTATCATGGTCAGTCATGGTACGAAAATGTTAAGGTGTTAGGGGTGAATCCCCACAACGGATGGCGACATATCGCGAGTGCGCCAGCCTGTGTGGAACTTCATTCTCTTTCTCCACTCTCTTCATTCTGTTGCTTCTTTTCAAGGTTCTCGAGGCGGAATGCACAGCTCTTTAGGTAGTCGTACCATGAGAACAATCCATCCTTGTATGCTTTGAGTTCCGCATTAGTATATGTCTCTCTGGTAGCCCACTCAAGTAAAATGCTTTGCAATTGACTGTACATTTCTTCACCTTTGTTGTTATATGCTTNTGCATATTCTACTTCTTGTTGTGTCATTTGNTTCATGGCATGTTCATGTTAAGCTGTGCTGCTGCCTGTGGAGTCGCCTGCGTTTGTCCACCTCCTTGCCCCTGCTGGAAGTTCTGGATGTTCTGTTGTATGCCTTGTGGATTACCCTGTACTTGCTGCTGCTGCTGTAGGCTATCAGGGTCAAATCCATTTGCCGACATGAGTGCCTTGAGCGCCTGTGCCTGTGCGCTGGGGTCTTGTGTCGAGCGCATGAGCATAAGCGAACGGGCAATTTTGATCGTATCACGCTCCTTGATACCACTCTTGGTGTCTATTTCAACGTAAATACCCTCACGATATTGGTCCAGAAGCGTTTTGATCTCACCAAGAGTTACCACCTGCGATTTCATGATCTGTTTACCCGTGTGTTTGTTCATAAACCCACTTGGTATCTTGAGAGAGGTCCAGATAGGTGTCTTGTCGCTCTTCTTTACCTTTGCGATGATAGCGTCCATGGTGCGATAGTGGACATTCTTGAAGAATTGCGTGTTCTTGTTCATGACATGCGCAACTGTCTCGTCTTCTACCTCGCTCTCGGCAAGCACCTGGGTAGCGGTTGTCTGTGTATCGGTTCGGATAGCATCCAGATTATAGCCAAAACGCTTAATTTCAGTATCAAACCACTGGTTGAGGAGCAAGAGCGACTGATCATACTGGTCTGCCTGGAGCTTAGTCACCGTCACGGGATCTCCCTTGTCGTTGATAATCGTACCCATCTGTCCATTTTGACTTAGTTCACGAGCCTGTTGTATACGATAGAGCATCTCGGAGGCTTTGAACTTCCCCGTGTTGATTATCTGCGTGTCGTTCATGGCGTTCATGCTCTGTACAATTGCCTTGTTGAACAACTGACGCTTCATGATGGTGTACCTGTAGAAGATATGCCCAATGCCGTAGTTGTAGAATCCCTCCTCTGACTGCTTGTAGATAAACCCTTCTACGGGTATATAGGGCTTCTTGGTCTTACCGTCGATAAAGTCGTAGTCGTCTCCCTCTTTTGCTTCCCATAGGGAGCACTGGGACCCAACAAATGTTGCATGCAGTGGATTCTCTCCAATATCGAAGTAGTGTGCTACCTGTGTCTTGTATTTGTTTGCCTCGATATCTTGCTGCCAGCTCTTTTCAAAGTCTTTCAGGTATGTCATCTGATTTGGTATCTTCCCAATCTCGAAGTTGAGTCCCGGGAACATATTCTCTACCTCATGCTTGTCATACGAGTATATAATCAGCATACGGGTTACACTCCTCCCGCCACTTTGAGAGTTGATCACGGTAGCCCCGGGGTCAACATATACCATGTCTGGTGAAACCATGGAGAACTTTATGGGAAGATCTTCATGAGATCCATACTGGAGATACGAGTCACCATTATCTACAGCACAGCGGAACATAGACGGCTTACCAACCATACACGCCTCGAATCCACCCATCTCCATCACCGTTTCTACTCCTTCACGTATGATAGATGCGACTAAGTCACCATCCACCTGCGGGTCATCTATCTGTAGGCTATAATTAGCACTCGGGACCTGCATTTTACGCTCTACCATATCCCCAATCTGGATGAGCAGAGAAGAAGGCACGCGGCGTAGTCCTGATGGCTGCTCTATTTTGAATGCTTCTTTCTTTAGATTCTGGATATTCCATATCTCCTCACGATGCACTTCATGGGATACATAGGTGTCTGAAATACACTGCAAAGCTCTCTGTACAGCTGGATGATCTACGTCGCACTTGACCATCTTATTACTTGCGTCAACGGTTATATCGTAGTTTTGCTTCATTGTTTAGTTTACAATGCTAGAAGGATACATGTGATATGGATTCATGCAACAAATTAGGTTCAAAGTCGGTATTGGAGAGCGCGTAGTACGCTTGGGCGAGTTCTAGTTCGTTGGTCTTTGGTTCTATCGACATACACATATAACGAGCCGCGTCACAGGCATGTGATGTCCAGTCGTGTTTTGGGTTGCTACTGGCGATCTGTCGTAGCTCGTCCCAGCCATAGCGATACATCTCTAGAGCCTCGAGGAGTTGTGCGGTTGTCTCTGCTTTGAATATGATCCTATTGAACATGGTCTTCACCTTCTCTATATCTGCACGTATATCGCTGGTAACCGTGAGTACTCGTACCGTGAATCCATTCTCCTTGAGCACATCCTCAAAAGTCCTGAGTGACTCCTGTGACCTTTTTCTGCCATCGTGGGGAAGTATGATCTCGTCGATCTTGTATCCGGTGTCTTTTACATACTGCGCGTACCACTGCCATGTATGCCCATTGGACTCATGGTAGTCTACCACTTTTATTTGCTCTCCTTGTATTTGGAAGAACACGAGTGACATAGCGTCATTGAGCCCAATATCAAACGCTACACTAACGGGCATATATGATTCAATAGGAAAGCTATATATTCTTCCGTCTTCTTTGAGCTGCGTGAGGCAGTCGCCATAGATTTGTCCTTTGAACTGTACTGACTCCCATGATCCATATCTCCATTGTGCTTTGAGGTCTGGTGGAAGAGATTCAAGGAAGGTGACATATGCTGGGTCTTTTTCTAATAGTGTAGGATTATCGTCTACCGTTGCAGGGAAATACACACGATCTCTCTTGCTCACTGAGTCTGTGTATATATCCATTGGCTTCACTATGTCCACAAATCTCCGCTTAACCCACGAATGACCTATCCCCCCTGGATTACAGGTAGCAAATACTCGTGGCTTCAATCCATCTACTGTGCTACGGCAGCTTGATATGAGCTTCATATACAGCTCTTCGCTGGGTATTTGTGTTAGTTCCTCTATGAGAATCCTCTGGTACTCGTGTCCTTGATACTTAGTGTATGCTGAATCGTCTTTCAAATGACCAACATATATTTTTGCACCACTAGGGAATTCTATAATACCAGGTTGTCCGGTGATCGTTGCGCCAGTTCCTGCATACATTCGTCTAGCCCTGTCGAGCCAATCCTTAGTGTCTTCTGCATTCTTACGAATTACAAGTGCTCTATATCGAGGGTTGTCTATATCGTACATTAACCATGCTATTCCAGAATCTGTCTTCCCACCTCCGCGGCTACCACCAAAAAGTGTTTCGAAACATACACTAGTTAGCGCCTTAGCTTGCTTGGGATGTGGTTTCCATATTGTGTTCGCCATTGTTTGGGAGGATTACTACACCACCAGATACATTCATATCGGTTTGATTCTTGCTTTCTGTCTTTTCAGCCATTCCATGATTTGCTGCTAACATTCTGTTCACTACTCCACTTGTGTATTGACCTCCTAGTCCTCCATTTACTAGTCTTTGGCATTGCTTATTTTCTATTTCTGTCAACGCGTACGAAAATTCTTTATATTCTTTAGCCCATTGATAGATTGTGTCCTTAGATAAGCACAAATATGCTGCTAGTCCTTGTACCATTGGAATGTTTGCCCATATCTCGTATCGTTGTACTCCTTCCTTGCCATTTATAGGCTCTATCTTGTCTTCACATGAGTCTATGTATTTCTTAATTTCAATAGACCATTCCTCTGGCGTCTTATCGTCGTACTTTGATGGGCGTCCGGCAGGCATAATTATTTAGCTATAGAGTTTTGTACTATGGTGATCAGTGAGTCTACTTTGCTATGGAGGTCTCGTACCTCTTCTTCCATCTTAGTATCAGTGTGGAACCTGATATCTGCTTTGATTGCTTCTTTCTTGTTTGATCTATTGCTTGCCATGAGTATGATAGGAGCTTGGATGGCTGCGACACATGACAATGCTAGATTCAGAAACATAAATGGGAACGGATCTACAGATATCAATGAAATCCCGTTCGTCACCATCCATCCTATCATAATTATACAGAAGGATAGTATAAAAGTCCAGCTCCCACAAAAGTTTGCGAGATTGTCAGAAACTCTGTCNAGGAAAGTTACTTTGTCTTGATAGACTTCTTCGGCGTGGAGTATTTCAGTGTCCATTTATAGGATGATAGAGATAATGATAGAGGATCCGCTTGTTTGTATGTCGAGCTCTGCTTTCTCTGGGTATGTCTTCTCGAGCCTTTCGATAATATCACACAGGGCTTGAGATACATCGTAGATATATGCCATATCAGTCTCTTCGGGCTTTCTACGGACAATTTTTTCTATATTTCTTGCCATGTAGAAAGTATACCACCTATTTATTCATTTGCAATACTATATATTTTTGATAAGTACTTCAATCATACTTTTTTAAAATAGAGAGTACGAACATTATGGTCTTCTGAGTAGTCCGAGTGTGTTAGAACGAATCCCTGAGCCTCGTAGAGGTGTTGTATGCGTGAGTCCTTACCCTCGTCTGGTGAACCGTGGTAGTGGTGCTCGATCTTTTCTTTCATTGAGATCATTGTAGTTGGGATAGTTTAGTTTTATAATCCTCTATCATTTGCTCTAGCTCTGGTGTTGAAAATCTTTTCACTTCTTTACTTTTCTTGTATAGCTCATACTTTTTCTCTACTCCGTACTTCTCGTCTAAAAATAAAACATAGCTAGGCAAGTTTCCGTGCATCATGACATTGCAAGCATAACAGGCAGGCGCAACATTGGTTTCATCAAACAAAGTGGAGCTATACATACGGCTGATATAGTGGGAAGCTTGTAGTTCCTTCCATGGCTTCACTACTCCACAGGTGATACACTTTCCAATTCCTCCTGCGTTTGCGTTCTTCTGTCGAATATATTGGCTGAATATTACCCACAGTTTTTTCTTAAGTGAAGACACTGTCACTTTCTTCTTTGCGGTCTTTTTTTTAGGTTTTGGCATATTATGCATTGAATAATCTCATAGCTTGTTCCTTTTCTATGAGCTCTTGCTGAGCTGCTATCCTATCTTGTAGGAAAGTAATGTAATCGGTATCCCCGCATGAAAGTTTAGAGACTATAGGAGTATCTCCATTGAATATCTTCGTGAGAGAGTTTACGCAACACTTGCGGCTCTCAATATCTGGGCATACGGTGCAAAGGTGGTTCTTTTCTTCCATTATATAGGTGGGTTAAGTTTTACAGTTCTTTTATCTACGAGTAGTTTATCTATCTTCCGGTGTTGCCCGGCACACTTCTTAGAGCAGAACCTAGAACCTTTACCTAGTATTGGCTTCTCACAGTTCTGGCAGTTGTACTTTTGGATTATTTCGTATCTAGTCATTGCGCTTATAGTTTATCAGATTTAGTCTCCTTTTTCAAGGTTTCGTTCTCTTTTCTTAAACAGATAGAGCATATGTCTATCGGGTGGTCATCACTACAGGTGTACTCTCGCCCGCATGTTTTGCATTCACAGATATAGATGGTCATGGTTGTTTAGTTACTGATTTCCAGAAGTCAGGTTGTTGCGTTGGGAGCTTTCCCCCTAGTCCCCCATTAAGGGTGAGACTAGGATAGCATAGAGCATACCCGCTACACACTAGCCAACAGTGTGCCTAGTCCAAGCAGCCATGTGTGCAAGTCTAGCAAGCAGCGTTTCTCCCTAGCATGCATAAGCATTTCCGTTGCAGGAGTCGGCTGGTCTGATATTCCCCGGTAGGACTTCCCTACCCTCACCTCAACCCTGCTATCAGATAGCTACAGGGCGATTATTGAGGCTAACTATCTGTTACAGAGGGCTACCACCGGAGTTCCGGAAGTAATCCTCTACTACAGATGTATTTAGAACCTTCTTTTGACCTACTGATTGCATTCTTATAGTCTCCTCACCTCCTACTATTACTTTCTTTGGTATCTGTATGAAGTAGAAGTAGAAGTATTGTCTAAGTTTTCCACTAGGGTATTCCCAAGCACAGGCTTTCCAAACTAGTTTATTCTCTCCGTCTATATTCATCTTACCCATGATATTGTCTCCCTGATAGTTTNGGAATNCAAGAGACTTCTTAGTCTGCTTCTTTGGTTTNGTGATTTCGGATATAGAAGAAAAGTCGGTCANTTTATTTTATATAAAGAAAAGCACCCATGTCCTCGGGTGTGGGTGTATATGAACAGTATCCCAATGATAATGTGCGACACACCCTCGGACACAGACGCTCTTTTGTGGGGAACAATTCATATACGTAGACATTGTACTCTTCCATTATTTAAAAGTCAAGAGTCATTTTTCAATTTTATCTATTTTATCTGCCATGATAATAATTATGATAAAAACAATGATAAGCTGCCAGATAGGTATATACATAAAAAGATAGTTAAATTGTAGTTTTTTTACTATTCAATGCTTCTATGCTTTCAAGTATGAAAGAAGCTTTTTGTGATAGTTCTGTGATATCTCCATTCTTTACTTTGTCATAAAATGCTTTTTTAAATTTATGGTTTTCGCTATGAGAAGAATTTAGTTTTTCTTTATTGTTAATATAGTATTTCTTGTTATAATGATTATTATATTTTTTTACTTCATCACTATTATTTTCTCTCCAAATTTTCATATAACATTTTTTGCACAAACCATTTGAATTATGTTTATATATATTACTATTACAATTTATACAAAAATCATTCTCTTTACTCCATTTACCTTCTCCATCCCATAGTATTTTTATATTTGTTGTTGGCTCTTTCATTACCTCATTTTTTAATAGAGATATTAGTTTCATCTTTCCATTTGAACTTGTGCTCATTTGAATTACTTTATCTTTGTTTTTATCTCTCCATTTTTTATTTCTAGACGACCTATCTTTTATAAATTCAATATCTGTTTCTCTTTTATTTCTTTCATAAGAATTACTATAATTATTTCTTCTCTCTTTCCATTTTTTATATTTTTCAATATTAAATAATAATGAAATTATATATGAAGAATGTCCTACTTTATCTGATATATCTTTAAATGATATACCTTCTTTTTTTAACTGATAAATCATTATCAATTTAGTAGATGGTATTCTAGTTTCCTTTTCTACTTCTTCTAGCCACTCTATCAATTCCTTTGTCTGTGTTTTATTCTCAATACCCATATTCTCCCCATGTGAATCACCAGCAGCAATGTGTTGGTCATGGAGAGAAGACGAGTATTCAGGATTTAAAATAGTCATTGCTGTATGGGTGATTCGTGAGAATATTACTCCTTGATTATCCAAAAGTCAATAGCTAAACTATCCCCATGGAACTCCCCGAAGCCTTTCGCCTTATTCAATTAAACCACCAAGTACTTAAAGGTAGATTATCAGCTAATGACGAGACATACATGCATCTATTATGGCTTCATATAGACGGGGCAGCAAACCATAAGTATATCTATAAGCGTTACTACGATACCAATAAATACGAGGAAGTAGCAAAATAGCCAAAAAACGTGAGTAAAGCTATTATAGTTTTATGTGTGTTTCTTTAATAAGGCTATTCTTTATTCAATGTTAACAAACATACCATGGTATAATTGATACCATGAAATGATTTTAATATCTATTTTCACAGTATCTATATCTTTTTTATCGTCTTCTTGATCAATATTTTAGTATCAAAGTGTGATTTTGCATACTTGTAAATCTTGACTTTACACATATCGAGGAGTACAATGTCCACATGACGATAACCAATAGCAACAGAACGAAGCGCGCCTTGCCAACCTTTTTGGCTCAAATGACGCTAATAGTTCTACTTGTATCACTCTGCGTGTTAGCTTTAGAGCTTCGCGGTGAGCAGATACTCTCTGCTAGGTATTCTCATACCATTTAATCCCTATAGTCATGACTACTATATCTCAAAGGCGTACCGACTGCTTCAATGCCCTCGTAGACGACTTTATGAACAGCCAGGTTCGATTACAATGCTCACGGTGCGAGAAGTACTTCCCCAAGGAGTTTATCACCATAGACGACGAGTTTGTGGAGGGTAACAAGAAATTCTGTATGTACTGTGAGGAGGATTTGAGCCATCCTGATAATATTGAGGAGGAGCTTAAGAAGAACTACAGCTCACAAGAGATAGTAGACGCATACCTTTCACATATGGAGACCCTGGACCCAGAGAAGGACTATTCCGAGATTCAGGGGATTAAGTACCGTATAGAGAAGCTAACACATGATAGCGAGGAAGATATTTGGGAGAATATCAATGCTTACCGACAATAACATGACTCAAACTATAATAGCTTTATCGGCAAGTATCGGATACTCTCTGTGGATGATACTTATAGTAAATATATATATGAAACATAGAAAACAAACATGGATTGTACCAATATGTTTCATGATACCTCCGTTTCTATTCCTGTGTTATGTACTTTACTTCAATATTTTAATCCCTATCAATTATGTCTGACCCGATTAAAACATTACGAAATTTGTTTCTATATATAAACGATAGAGAAAGATATATTTTTACACAAAGAATTGTTTACCAACGTTCCACACTTGGAGATTGTGCAAAATATCTAGGGGTTTCAAAAGGAAGAGTAAGGCAAATGGAGTGCAAATTATCATACAAAATAATGTATAAAATTACTGAAGATAAAAATATAATAGAAGAAGTTTTAAAACAATTGGTAGAAAAAGGTATAGATGCAAAAACTTTAGAAGAGCTTGTCATAAAATTTGAAATAGAAAAGAAAAAAGAACATGAGCAATACACACCAATAGAAATAATCGGTATATCCCCCCGTACTTTAAATTCTCTAATAAATGGAGGTATAGGCAGTATAGAGAAAATATTAGAACAAACAGAATCAGACATATCAAATCTAAGAGGTATGGGCAGCAAGGGAGTACAAGAAGTAAAAGAAAGACTATACGCATTCAGAGATTATAAATTTACTTTAAAAAACCAATAATTTATCCACCTATTAACTACACTATCATGAATGAAAAACCACTTATATACTCGAAAATATCCGAAGTAATGGAGAATGTAGAGGCAATCTCAAAGGATAAGAAGAATATTGCGCAAGGGTATTCTTTCCGTGGGATCGATGACATGTATAATGTATTGAACCCTCACCTAGCTAAAGCAAAAATATTCTTTACTTCTGAAGTTATATCTGAACAGCGCGAGGAACGGCAAGGAAAGAGCGGTGGAGCTCTTATATACACTATACTGCGAATGAAGTGGACTATCTACGCTGAAGACGGTTCAAGCGTTACCACAGAGACTGTAGGAGAGGCCATGGATAGCGGTGACAAGGGCGCTAACAAAGCAATGTCTGCGGCATACAAATACGCACTCATGCAGATATTCTGTATACCAACAAATGACGACAAAGATACAGAGAACCACACACACGAAGTAACACCAGCGAAGAAAGTAATCACCCAAAAAATACAAACATCAGAATCATGCGCAAGGTGCGGTGCAGGTATGAAAGTAAGCAAAGAAGGAAAGAAGTATTGCTCTGCACTATGTTGGAAAACACCAAAACAAGAAGAGCCAGAGAATGTACAACCATTTATACCAACATCAGAAGACCAAAGTTTACTTGATTCACTCCCGTTCTAATCTTTAATTTTATTTACTATGACTTATATTAATCCTGTTACCGCCCTTAAAGAAGGGAAGAAGATAAGAATGAAAGGAGATACATATTATTATTATTTACATGAAACAATAGGTTTGGTTTATTGTACACAAAATGGATTTATTGATAAAAGTTCATTATCAGCAAACGAATTATTAAAATCTGATTGGGAAATATACGAAGAACCACAAAAAACAATGAACTTTCTCGAGGCGGTGGAGTATTTGGATGATAATGGTTTTAAAAAAATATGTAGAAGTGGGGATGATAATGATATTTATTTTATGAATCATGAGCTTGTTGTCGAGGTCGTAGGAGGATATAACTCATATCGTGCAAGTCGTGAAGACATAAACGCTACCGACTGGGTAGCCGTGAAATAATATTTAATCTCTATTCCATGACCACTAAATCTCACAAGAATATTATTCTAAACTCTCTCAATATATACGAGAAGGAAGGAAAGAAACTATACGGGAGGAAGTACAAGCTATGGGTGTGCGCTGTTGATTTCAATATAGGATTCGATAATGGTAGAACTGATTGCACATTCATAGGATACACAGCAGATAGACGACTACGAGAGCTATACGCCGAAGGAAAGCTACAAAAGAGATGGTCTGATAGAAAAAGTGAAAGCGGTAGGAAGTATATGGGATACGCTTTAATCTAAATAATTTAACCCAATTATCAAATGCCTACAATTACTACTGAAGACGGTACGAAAATCGTACTATCGGAAGAACAATACTCTGAGATTATAAAAAAATCAGAAAAAAACAAGTTTACGATAAAAAATAGATTCACTGGTGATATTATCTTTGCATCAGAAAAAACTACATGGAAAGAAGTTATAAAAGAAGCTATTGATGCGCGTGCCAACCTTACGGGTGCCGACCTTACGGGTGCCGACCCTACGGATGCCAACCTTACGGATGCCAACCTTACGCGTGCCAACCTTACATGTGCCAACCTTACGCATGCCGACCTTACGGGTGCCAAACTTACGGGTGCCGACCTTACGGGTGCCAAACTTACATGTGCCAAACTTACTGGTTCAGACCTTATGGATTCCAACCTTACGCATGCCGACCTTACATGTGCCAACCTTACGGGTGCCGACCTTACTTGTGCCGACCTTACGGGTGCCAAACTTACGGATGCCGACCTTACGCGTGCCAACCTTACATGTGCCAACCTTACGCATGCCGACCTTACATGTGCCAACCTTACGCATGCCGACCTTACGGGTGCCGACCTTACGGGTATTGAAGTAAAAGGATGTAATTTCTATTTTGGTAAATCATTTTTAGGACTAGAGACATTTGTTAAATATATTCATACGATTAAGAAGAATGGAAAACTATTAGATGTACCTAACAAATAAATCATGATCTCACTTTCTAAACTATTCGGACACAAAGACAAAGACGAGACTCGTACTACGATAGCGAACTGCGTGAAAGATATTGCCCGTAGGAATAAAGAAGATAAACCTGATACAGATATGTACTCAACTATGCAGCTAGGACAAGCACTATCAAACTACTACAAAGACAAGAAAGAGTTCGGAGAAGTTAGTATAAACCTTATACTCAGTAAGTTACCTAAAAAAATTCTTTAATCTAAAAATATGTTCTCACTATTTAAAAAGAAACCACCAGAACCAAAAACTGGTATCGCCGCTGGTATACCTCTCTGTGATTTATCCCCAAAGGAAATAAAAAGAGTCACAAAGGTATTGAAAGCGTTTGCCGAAGGGAAGAAACTTAAAACTACTTTTACTTACAAATCATGAAAATCGATCTAGCAAATGTCGAGATACGAAAGGTGGAGACTATGAGCGATCATGGGCTCAAGATAATACTCGTAACACCAGAGTTGCCTGCGGAGGAGATGATGGCCCTGATGAACGCAAAGAAGACCTGCATAGCTGATAATGTACAGTTCACTCCTGTATCAAAGAAAGCAAAGACATCCTCACAGGAGCTTAGGAATGCCATATTTGGGTACTTTGTACGACTACACCCAGAGATGAAGGACGACGAGAATGAGTTTGCTGGATTCTACGAGGACTCTATCCAGAAATTATGTGAGTACTATCGTAATAAATAAAATGAAAGTTAATAAACACAATGTGTAAATACTTGATTTACAAGAAAAGAAGGAGTACACTATAACCACTAACTTACTTTTAACCCACACTATATGTCCACACTACAAGACTACAAAGACGAGTACAACCGTCTTACAACAAAGAAATCTCTCAAAGGAGATGAGGCGATGGAGGCTGTGAAGAAGGACGGGTATGCCTTGATGTATATATCAGAACAGACAGAAGCTATCTGTCTGGAGGCTGTGAAACAAGACGGAGATGCCTTGAAGTATGTCTCAGAACAGACAGAGGCTATCTGTATAGAGGCTGTGAAACAATACGGGGGTGCCTTGCGATATGTATCAGAACAGACAGAGGCTATATGTCTGGAGGCTGTGAAACAAGACGGGTATGCCTTGCGATATGTCTCAGAACAGACAGAGGATATATGTATAGAGGCTGTGAAGCAGAACGGGTATTCATTACAGTATGTCTCAGATAAGTTTTTTGACTAGCCTCCACCTAGCACGCCTCTGCGGGGGCGTGTCGGTGGGAACTAAAGGGATTGCGGCGGTGTTATATACTCACTGGTCAACCCTAAACCATACTGACGAGAATCGCATAGAGCGTCAGTCTCCCAAACTTGATAAATCTATTAACTCACTCATGACCGAAATAAAACTCACCCCACTACAGTACAACACTGTAAAAGCAATATCATCTTATTACAAAGAATATGGCTCGTATCCCACTTTGATAAAACTATTGGACTATCTCCGTGAGAAGCATGGATATAATCCTAAGAGCTTGAATAGCGTGCAGCACATTGTTTTGTCTCTTAAGAAGAAGGGAATAGTAGGATCGGGGATATACCTAAAAGCAAATCATTTAATCTAAAACCAATGACTATCATAAAAATTCTATGCCTAACGCAAATGTTCCTAGCTGGAGCAGTGTGGGAGTGTATACGGACTACTAGGTGTCCT